ACCAATACGTATGTGCAGATCCTTTGGGTGAAAGTCCTCCAGTTGGTGGTGAGATTAATACAAAGCCAACCAGAACTTGGATGGAACAAGTTGATCGTTATTTCGAACTCCAGAAACTCTTTGAAGACAATGGCACACCACCTACTGTTGGTGCAACCTGCCATACACACATACACTGCAGAGTACCTGGACTTCGAAATGACATCAATGCATTGAAGAGACTTACCAAATATATCAAAGAAAATCAGCACACTACTGTTGAGCATGTGTATGGATTCTTTGAGCATAATGAGATGCGTGGTGCCAAAGGTGCAAAGATGTATTTGAAGTTTGATGGTGGTCGCACTCTACCAGACTACATGAGTGATAACATTATCAATCTAGCAACTGACTTTGATTCATTTATAAAGATGCATGCTGCTGGTAAAGATGGTGTATCCATGGGTAGACCATTTCGTTATGCAATCAACATGTACGCATTGAAGCATATTGATACTGTTGAGTTTCGTTTGTTTCGTGGTTCATTGAAGCGCAATGAGATTGAATCTTGTTTTAGATTTGTTCAAGACTTTCTTGATGCAGCATTGAACGATGGACCAACTGTTGCTGAAATGATTGCATCAAACAATTACACATTTCCTCCAATGATGTGGAGTCTACCACAATTCATCGGCTGGGAGAAAACTAAACACCCAGAAGATCGTGGCGAGAAAGTGAGGACATACGTTGAAGTTGTCTAAATGCTCACGTTCAGAATTCATTGCTGCAATATCATCTGATAAGGGTGATAACTTTGCTCGTACATTCGTGGCAAAGGCAGACATGCAAGCACAATGGGATGAGTGTTGGGGTGCGTTTGATGATAGTAACGAGTTGATGGCTGCAATCATCACTACAATTTCAAAACGTAAACCCTACGTTGCTAATCTCCAACTACTTCATACCTTTGTAAAGCATAGAGGTAAAGGTGCAGCCAAAGTCCTATGTGAAGATTCACTGCGTCAGGTAAAGAAACGCAGAGCAGAATACTTTAGAGTATCATCAGAGGTTGACGCAGTTGGCTTCTATGAGAAGATTGGTTTTAAGTTTTGGGGTAAACAAAAGAGTGGTTGTCAGCTATCGATCTTTCGCATTGATGGCAATACCTTTGCAGAAGGCGACTATGACTACCATGACTCAATGATCAACAATGCAATTCACAAGAAAGGTAAAGGTGGTTGTGTTGAGATATTCGATATTGCAACCAAACAAAATCTTGACTTGCAAGTCTTTTCATAGTATAATAAATTATGGATCATAGAAACAACCCAAGAGAATCATTCATCCGCTGGTACGCATGGTCACTTCAATACGATGATTGTGACCCAGCAGTATGGGCAACGAACTATCTCAACAAACGATTTGAACATAATGATGAGCAACGTCTTTGGCTTTGCTGGCTTTATGGAAATACATATCATCTCCCAACTGCTTGGGTATTGATGAACGAGTTTCCTGATTTTGAGTTAGCAACTGTTGAACGAATAACTCAGTGGAACACAGCAAATTATAAAAGGCTAAGGTATCAAACTGATACGAAGTGGAACAAAGGAAATCTACCTGCTATGTTTGCTTCCTATCAAGAATTTATAGGAATTGGAACTCAACGTGAAAAACTTGAAACCTACTATGGCATCGACAAGGAAGAAAACTTTGATGCGTTGTGGACTGTACTTAAAAACAGTCTTCATAAATTTGGTAGATATTCCACTTGGTTTTATCTACAGCACCTCAAGCATACTGCTGGTGTTCCTATTGAGCCTACTTCTCTCATGCTGGACGATTATGATGGTTCCCGTTCTCATCGTAATGGATTACTTCTTGCCCTCGGCAAAGCTGACGATATTGATAGAAAACTCACTAGAGCGGAATATGGTAATCTTGAATCACATAGCCACAGCATTATTGTTGAGATGAGAGAAAGGTTTCCTAAACTTGCCAATCAGATAGATTACTTCACCATGGAAACTTGTCTGTGTTCCTTCAAGAAAATCTTTCGTGAACATCATGGGCGATACCTTGGTTACTATCTTGACAGACAAGCAGAAGAAATTATGCAGTGTGAGAAAGATGGTTGGTATGGTATTGAGTGGCAAGTTCTTTGGGATTCACGCAATGAGACCATTGATCTAAGGTTGGATAACAAACTTGGTATCAACAAAGAAAAGTTTAAGGCATTTGTAAGTAGTGGGAACATCGATCGACTTGATTGGATGTTTGATGATGAACAAGAGATTAGCATTGGACTGGAGGCATTCGCATGACCAAGATATCTGCAGGGAAAATTACAGCTGGTGATACAATTACCATAACTGGTGGAGGTGGTGGAGGTGCTAGCACATTCGGAACTGGTTATACTGGAAATGGTAGTGCTGGCGTTGGTGGCACATTCACAACTACTGGAATAAACACAATATCACCAATATTTACAACCAGTGGAGGAACAGGAACAATTAGTACAATGCAAATGCCAAAGGCATCTTTAGATTATCTGCTTGACACCTATGAGATGAATCAGATAGTTGTTGAACATAAACTTCAAGAGCATGAGTTAATGAAATTAAAAGATGCTGATGTTAATTTTGCTGATCACATCAAATCCAATTTAACTAAGACAGCTGCAGAAAAGATCGTACAGAAGATGTCCTTTACTAAGATCAAAGATCCAAACATGGATGTTACATCATTCCGAGGAAGAGTCTGGGTATTTACAAAAGATGAACTTGAACAACTTATAAAGGATGCACAAAATGCGTAAGATTATTGCTGTTGGTGGCCAACCAGGAACTGGTAAGACAACTCTGTTCCGTAAGTTTATTGATAATTATGATTGGCAAAAGTGTGAACCAAAGAAGTTACTCAATGCTCTCTATTGTGAAGAAATAGATACCTATATCCTAGGTAAGTATGAGGATGGCGAAACATTCGCTGGAACTGATCGTTTAAGTATGGCTGTTCAACCAGTTGCTCAAGAATTTGTTAAAGACACAAAACATAACATCCTATTTGAAGGTGATAGAATCTTCAATCAGTCTTTCTTAGAGTTTGTGATGGGTCTACCAAATGTTGATCTTCAGGTTGTCTATCTAAAGGTTCCCGATGATACCCTAAAGCAACGGTATCAGGATCGTGGTTCCGACCAGTCTGAGATATTCCTAAAAGGTCGGGCTACTAAATATAACAATATACTATCGAATTTTGAATTGATGTCCTATATTACTGAGTTTGCAAACACTAACTTAGAGGAGCAAGCGAAAGTTCTTGCGTTTTTGGAGGGTCACTTAGCCAAATAGCAATTGCTTTCTAGGGTACAATGAGATTCCTAGAAACCTACAATTCGGACTGGATGGGACTGCTTAACTTCTATGAGCGTCCATTCAGAGCTAAACTTGTTCCTGCAAAAGTCTGGAAGGATCTTGACAACTGCAGAAATGATAGTAGGGCATTGGTTAATTACGTCAGGAAATGGCGTTGCAAGATACAATGGAATGTTGAAAAATCCAACTCAAAGTTGTATGATACCTACGTAGCTGTAGGTGGTGAGTATGATCCAGAGAAGCGTCAATGCATATTGATGATTCATACTACCTATTTCGATGGCTTTCCCTTTACGGATAAATCATGGGATGCTTTTAAATATCGTCTAATCCAAACTCTAATGCATGAGTTAGTTCACTTTATGCAATTCCATAGAAGAGATGATGGTTGGAGCAACTACGTTGTTCCCTACAAGAAAATCGGAATTGCAAAGAAAGATGCAGAACGTGCTTATCTTTCCGAGTTCGATGAGATACAGGCATACGCTCACTGCGTATATTTAGACTTCAAAACCTATCGTCCAAATGTGCCTATCGATGACTTACTAAATCGCTGTAAGAAACATCGAGATTCAAAAACCCTCCACTATTTCCTCAAGACCTTTAACTACGATTTTAGGAACAACGTATCTCCCCAAAAGATCGTTCAGCAGATCGCTAAATGGGATCGTAAGTATAGTAGAGCAAAAGTATCCTAAATAATATAGTAACAACTTTATTGATGGAATACTAATGGCAACTACTGGCAAAGCAGCATGGGAAAAGCATTTTTATGGCAAGGGCGACATCGCTACAACTATAAAAAAAGAAACTACCGCATATGATGTAACAAATATATCCTCTGTCTTGGGGATCGTTCCTGCACATACACCAATTACTGTTAAAGCAACAAAAATTTACGAAACGAAAGTACCAATTGAATTTAAACATGGTACTAAAGTTTGGAAATGTCGTGTCAAATTCGATGATATACAAAAGCCAGGAAGTAAATCTACAGTCAATCCTGGGAATGATAGAACTATCCCCAACAAAGCATTAACTC